AAGCCGGACGGAGTTGTTGGCCCAAGGACGAGCGACATGTTGGACCGGGCCATCCCGGTTAAAGCGCAACCGGGCGGCACCCGAGAAAACCTGACTGTCAAAGACCTTCGCAAATCCGGATCGGAAACGATCAAACAGGCCGACTGGCTAACCCGGATCGGTCTTGGAGTGCTTGCGACCGGCGCCGGCGCCGAAACGTTGGAGACGGTACCGGGCGTGGCAGGCCTCGACACCCTGAAAGGGGTTTCCGACACGATCCAGCAAGTGGCTGAGATAGCGCGGCCAGTGCTGCAACTGATCGCCAGCAACAAGTGGCTCGCCCTCATAGCCATCGGTGTTGCCGTCTACCTTGTTGCCCGCAAGATCAAATTGCGCCGGCTCTACGATGCCAAGGAATGGAGGCACGTCGGATGAGTTTTCTTCTCGCCTGGGTTCTCAAATTCGCCAGTTCCGGCCTGGTCGACAAGGCGCTTCGCTACATGGAGCAGAAAGCCGCACTCGGCACCGAGCGGGAGCGGATCAAATCCCAGATCACCATTGAGGCGGTCAAGGCGGCGGTCTCCGAAACGCGGATCATGGCTAACCTCCAAAAATCCAAATTCGAGTACCTGCTTTATTGGGTGTTCGCCGGCCTGTTCGTTCTGCCGCTAGGCTTCTGGTGGGCCGCCGTAATCCTGGACAGCGTGTTTCTGTTTGGCTGGAAAGTGGCCACTGTCCCGGTTCTGGAAGAATGGGGCGGACAGATGATCCGCTGGCTGTTTTACACCGGCACCATTGTCGGTGCCCTCAAAATATTGAAGTGAGGCCTGATGCCGGACGGATTGAAGGACTGGCTCGGTGTGGTGGCCCTCGCGATTTCGCTACTCACCTCCGTGTATGCCTGGATCACTTCCAAGGCCAAAGCCAACGCGGAGCACCTCAAGGCGGTCGACGCCAAGTTGGTTGATCTGGATCGGCGCGTTCAGTCCATCGAGAGCGAACTGAAGCATCTGCCGAACAAGGACGATGTCAACGAACTCAAACTGGGCATGGCCCAACTGGACGGCACGGTCGGGCGGCTGGACGAAAGCCTGTCCGGGATCTCCCGCACCGTGCGCCGCGTTGAAGGCTTTCTGATGAAGGAGAGCAACTGAAATGAGTTATCTCGATGTTGTTGCCGCTGACTGTCGGCTGATCATGTTGAAAGAGCTGGCGGGCCAGAACGATCATCAGCTCAACGAGACCATTCTCTCAAGGGTCTTGGAAAATTTCGGGCACCTCAAGACCCGCGACTATGTGCGCACCCAGATCCGAGTGCTTGAAGGTTTGAACGCCGTCAGCGTTAAAGAGGTCGGTAGCGTCCTGGTCGTGAAACTATTGCGGGCTGGCCTCGATCATGTCGAGCGGCGGGCCTTCCTCGAAGGCGTCGGCCGCCCGTCCGTGGAGGGTTAAATGGCAAAGCGCCAGAAGGGCCGCGGCCGCCTCTCTGCAATCGAGCAATTGCCGCCAGAGTGCGACGAAATCATTGTCTGGGCGGCCAATGAGCTGCGGGGACGCGACCGCACCCAAAAGGAAATCTATGAGGAGTTCCATCTGAAGCTTGAAGCGCTTCAGCAAGACCATCGCGGCGAACTCGACTTCAAGATCCCGTCCTTTTCCGCTTTCAATCGGTATTCCATCAAGCAGGCACATCTGACACGCCGGCTGGAAGACACCCGCGCCATCGCCGCGACGATCTCCGAGCGGTTCGACGCAGAGGCGTCCGACGATCTAACCCTGATTGCGGCCGAGGCGATCAAGACGCTCGTCTTCGAACTCTTGACCGACGCCGGCGAAAGCGGTGTCGATCCTAAGGGCGCAATGAACCTTGCCAACGCCCTCCGTGCCGCTTGCCAGGCGCAGGGCGTCTCGACCACACGCAGGCAAAAGGTCGAGAAAGACTTTGCCGCAAAAGCCACTCAGGCCATTGACCAGGTCGCCAGGGCTGAAGGCTTCACGCAGGATACGGTTCGCGCCATCAAGGCCAAGATCCTCGGGCTTGACATATGAGCGCCGTCTCCGACCAGGACGAGTTCAAGATCGGCCGCGCCATAACCCAGGAGGAATGGCAGGAGCTGCGAACCGCTTCGCTTTACGGCCTGCCGCCTGAGCTGCAAGAGCTTGCGGACATCGATCATGTCGACGTTCTGCTCGGCTATCAGAAGCGGCTTCTCTCGGCGACCGCGATCCACTCCGTTGTCATTGTCGAAAAGAGCAGGCGCACCGGTGCCACCTGGGCGCTGGGGGCGCAGGCCGTTCTTACGGCCGGAGCGGCGCGCTCCGCCGGCGGCATGGACGCCATGTATATCGGCTATAACCTCGACATGGCGCGGGAGTTCATTGACGTCTGTGGCATGTGGGCGAAGTCGTTCTATGACATCGCCGCGAGCGTCAAGGAGTACCTGTTTCCGGACGGCCGGGACGAGAAAGGGGCCGACCGTTACATTCAGGCCTTCCGGATCCAGTTTGCGAGCGGCTTCGAGATTGTCGCGCTTACCTCCAAGCCCCGTTCCCTTCGCGGCCGGCAAGGTTTCGTCATTGTCGATGAGGCTGCGTTCCATGACGATCTCAAGGAACTGATCAAGGCCGCAATGGCGTTCCTGATCTGGGGCGGCAAGGTCTGCATCATTTCCACCCATGACGGCGAAGACAACCCGTTCAACGAGTTGATCCAGGACTGCCGCGCCGGCAAGAAAAGTTACGAGATCGTCCGCTTCGATTTTGACGATGCCCTCAAGGACGGCCTTTACCAGCGCATCTGCTTCCGGACCGGAACCGAATGGACGCCCGAGGGTGAAGCCGAATGGCGTGCAGGTATCCTGAAAGACTACGGGGACGATGCCGACGAAGAATTGTTCTGCATCCCGTCCAAGGGCTCCGGGGCCTTCCTGAATGGCGCGCTGATCCGCTCCAGGATGGTAGACGGCATTCCCGTTGTCCGCCTTGAATGCAGCGACGATTTCGTTTTCAAACCCGAGGCCGTTCGGATTGCCTATGTGGAAGATTGGCTCGATCGCGAGGTCAAGCCGCTGCTCGCAGATCTCGACAAACGCCAGCGGCATGTGTTTGGGGAAGACTTCGCCCGCGTTGCTGATCTGAGCGTCCTTTGGCCATTTGCCGTCGGGCGTGATCTGCGCCTCGACACGCCGTTCACGATCGAGCTGCGCAACGTTCCCTATGAGCAGCAGAAGCAAATCCTTTTCTACCTGATCCGGGGCCTGCCTCGCTTTTCCGGCGGCGCTATGGACGCCGGGGGCAATGGGGCCTACCTCGCAGAGGTCGCGCAGCAGGAATTCGGCGAACACATGATCGCTGCGATCAAGTTCTCCAAGGAGTGGTACCGGGAGAATACGCCGAAGTTCAAACAGGCTTTTGAAGATGGCGACATCCGGTCAATCCCGCGCGACGACGATGTCCTTCAGGATCTCAGGAGCTTCAAACAGATCCAGGGCGTGGCCCAGATCCCGAGCGATGAACGGACACTTGAAAAGGCGAAGCGGGGACGCAAGCGCCATGGCGATGCCGGCATCGCCTGCCTGCTCGGTCACTTCGCGAGTGAGCGGGACATTCCGGAATACGCCTACACCGCGCAGGAGGAAACGATCTCATCCAGCCCGCTTTCCGACAGCGCCCTTAACGATGCTTCAGGGAGGCAGCTTTGGTAGGGCTTATCGATCAATACGGCCGGCCGATTGAGAAGGCCGCCTTGTCCAAGGAAATCGCCACCCCGGAAATCATGGGGGTCAGGAGAACCGTCGAGGACCGCGAAGCCTCAGGCCTCACGCCCGGCCGATTGGCCCAGATCCTGATCGACGCGCAGAACGGTCACGCCCGCGCTTATCTCACGCTCGCCGAAGAAATGGAGGAGCGGTATCTGCACTATGCATCGCAGCTCCAGACTCGCCGCTTGGCGATTGAAGGCCTGACGCCAGTGGTGGAAGCCCCCGATGGCGTCCCGACCAAAATCGTTGACGCGGTCAAGGAACTGATGGACGGCGCGGACATCAACGAAACCACCGGGGAACTCACTGACGGCATCGGCAAAGGCTATTCGGTCTGCGAGATCATGTGGGAATATGAGCGCAAGTCGCTTCGGCCGGTGGAATACAGGTGGCGGGATCCGCGCTATTTCCAGTTCGATCGAAAATCTCTGACGCAGCTCCTGCTGGCCACCGATACCAACCTTGATGGGGAAGAACTTCCGCCTGCCAAGTTCATCGTGCACAAGCCCCGCACCAAGGCGGGCATCCCGTTGCGGCGTGGCCTTGCCCGTCCTGCCGCCTGGGCGTTCCTGATCCAGTCGTTCGGCCTGAAAGACTGGGCGGCGTTTTCCGAGATCTACGGCATCCCGATCCGCGTCGGCCGCTATCACTCGACGGCGAGCGACCAGGACAAGCGCACTCTGCTCCGCGCGGTCAAGGCGATTGCCAATGATGCGGCTGCCATCATCCCTCAGGGAATGGACGTCGAGTTTCACAAGGTGGAAGGCTCCCACGGCTCGGCTGTCTTCGGCGAGCTGCTCGATTACGTCGATCGGCAGGTTTCCAAGGTTGTCGTCGGGCAGACGATGACGGCCGACGACGGCTCGTCGCTCGCCCAGGCGGCAATTCATAACGAGGTGCGTCTCGATATCAACGAGGCGGACGGAAAACAAATGGCGGCGACTTATAACCGCGATCTGATCATCCCGTTCGTCAACATGAACTTCGGCCCCCAGGAGGTCTATCCGCTCGTCTCCTTCCCGGTCGCCCAGCCGGAAGATCTCAACGCGCTCACATCTGCCCTCGGCACATTGGTGCCCATGGGGCTGAAGGTCAGCCAGCGGGAGGTGCGTGAGAAGCTTGCCTTGTCCGAACCATCTCAGGACGAAGAGATCCTGACGGCGCCGGCAGCGGCGAAGGTGGAGACGCCAACCGACGATCCGAAAAAGACAAAGGACGGTACAGAGGCGGAGAGCGACAAAGCGAAGCTTGCCGCCCATGTCGCCGGCTGTGCCTGCGCGGCTTGCGCAAGCCTGAGTTCCGATCCCAATCCGGACCTGGACGAGTTCGACCGCCTGTTCGGGTCGATCGACTGGGAGCCGGTCAC